TTAATATTTGAAAGCACCGGAATTGATAATAAAGGTAAAATAAATCTCAGATATATGCAAAACGGTGCGGATGTTCAGTTGTCGCATATAAAACAAAATATTGAAAATTTAGGAGGTTCAAAATGAACAGAATAAAAGAAATATTAAAATATGAATTTAATCTTATTATAAGCCCAAGAACAATAGATAGATTATTAAAAGCGGAAAAAGAAATCCTGAAATATTACATCTCAAAGGAAGATGTGATGAAAATAATTGATAAAAAAAGGTTTGGATATACACACGAAATGGTTGTTAGAGAATTATTGGATTTCATATACAAATTAGGAGGTTCAAATGGATAAGATTACGGTTGAGGAGTTTATAGGAACTTATATCTGTCCAAAATGTGGTGTAAATTCTTGTAAAGGCGTATATAAAAAATCTTGTTATGTTAATATGAAATCCGACCTGCGGAAAGTGATAGAAGGATTATTGCCTGACAAGGGTGTATATTCTGCAAAAGATGTAATTGATTATATCCGCAAGAGATTAGATGAAGAATTGGGAGGTGGAAAGTGAATAGATATGCTTTTAGAGATTGGATGATAGATAATGCCGGAGATATGGCAAAAGAAAGTATGAACGAAGACGAAATCAAAGATAATAATGAGGATGATATAGTGGATGGAGAAGAATTTCATTCGTTATTATTTAATCTTTCAAAAGAAAAAGATAAGATAAGAAAAAATAAGGAGTAATTATGGAGGTGGAAAGTGAAAATAATTAAAGGAAAAGTTTGGAGTGGTTTTATTGGGGAATATAAGAAGTCACCTATTTATATAATTCCAAAACCTTCCGATGATGGTATTTTTATTGATGACTTTTTAAGACCTTTTATTAAAAAAAATGTCAAAATTACGATTGAAGAATTAAAGAAAAATTAGGAGGTTCAAATGGATGAGATGACAGTTGAGGAGTTTGCTGAAAATTATCATTGTGGGAATAAAACCATAGACTGTAATGTTGCAGAATGTTCATCTTGTATTCCATTGTTAAAATCCGACCTGCGGAAAGTGATAGAGGGATTATTGCCTGACAAGGGTGTATATTCTGCAAAGGATGTTATTGATTATATCCGCAAGAGATTAGATGAAGAATTAGGAGGTTCAAATGGATAAGATGACAGTTGAGGAGTTAATAAACAAAATAAATATTTTACAATTAGAAATAGAAACAATAAAAGAACGCCTTGATGATATAAAACCATTTAGTATTTTTATACAAGAACAAGAGAAATTAGAGGAACTTGAAGACGAATTAGGAGGTTCAAATGGATAAAATGACGGTTGAGGAGTTTTTTAATGAATGGGGCAACGGGGCGAATCATTCTGTCCGAGAAGAATTAAAATCCAGCCTGCGGAAAGTGAAGAAAAAACAGATATTATATATTTGTGAAGAAAAAACGGAATTATGTTCTTGTCCTCATTCAGTTCCACATAAAAAGAAAGATAGTTGTGATGTGAAATGTTGGTATAAAAATATAAGTATTGCATGTAAGGAGATAATATGCAAGAAGAAATGAAAAAGATAATTTGTGATAAATGTTCTTCAATAAATGCAGTAGTTAATAATTGTAATAGGAAATATGCTAAATGTAGATATGTAAATGAATTGTCTGAAATTATCTATTCCGCCGGATACAGGAAAGTGGAGATTGACTGGAAACAATTTAATAAAATATTATATCTTAACAATATTACAGTTTATAAGGCAATCGATTTAGAAAAATCATTTAAAGAAAGCAAAGACAAGTGGCTGAAATAGGAGGTGAAAAAATGAGTAAGTTACAAAACATATTGCAAAAATTAAAAGATGGTTTAGAGAAAACGAATGGTTATAATTTAGGGTTATGGGCAGGAACAGAATTGGAAATCCTGAAATACTACATCTCAAAGGAAGATGTGATAAAGGAGATTGATGATAGTAAGTTAATATTTGAAAGCACCGGAATTGATAATAAAGGTAAAATAAATCTCAGATATATGCAAAACGGTGCGGATGTTCAGTTGTCGCATATAAAACAAAATATTGAAAATTTAGGAGGTTCAAAATGAACAGAATAAAAGAAATATTGGAATGTGAATTTAATCTTATTATAAGCCCAAGAACAATAGATAGATTATTAAAAGCGGAAAACGAAATCCTGAAACATTACATCTCAAAGGAAGATGTAAAAATATTATTAGAATCCGTGCAGGGTATAGAACCTATGGTATTATTGAAACTAAAAGAAAATCTTGAAAAGGTGGGAGGTTCAAATGAAGATGTCGGTTGAGGAGTTTTTATATAAATGGTCTGGAGAAATGAGTGGTGATGAGACGGTAAAAGTAGACCCCCTCTTAAAATCCGACCTGCGGAAAGTGATAGAGGGATTGTTGCCTTTAAAGAAATTTGAGGGAAATATTGATTGGAATGACTGTATTGATTATATCCGCAAGAGGTTAGATGAAGAATTGGGAGGTGGAAAGTGAAAAATTATATGGAAAAAGGAAAGAAATATAAAATGGATAATGGAGGTGATAAAATGAAAATAAAAATTGAAGTTGAAATCCCTGAAAAAAAGTATTGCGAAAAAAATGGGACAGTGCTATGTTCTTTTCTCAGTCCAAGTGTATTTGTATTTCATCCGGTGGCATTTTGTAAAATATTTGGAAAAGTTATAAGGGTAAATAAAAATAATACAAAACCTTGCCCCGAATGTATGAAGGCAAGAGAGGAGGCAAAGAAATGAAAGAAGTTATTTTATCTGAAGGTAGAATTTTGATTGCCAGCGTAACACAGGGTAATAGACAGGGAATATTATTGAGGGATATTGGAGAACCCCGAGAAATTAATTCTGTGTTTAATACTTATGATACAGAATATCAAGAGCAAGAGAGTGATGTTGTAATTTGGATTGATAAATTAGAAAGTGGTAGGGTATTGCAGGATAGGATAAATTATGTTTGTTTGGCGATGCAGAATTATGTGTTCGGGAATAAACTGGAGGCAAAGAAATGAGCAAGTTAAGAGAAATATTGCATATCATAATACAAAATTATAGTGATGGCAATGGGGTAAGGGCACATTTGGAAGCAATGGTTGAAGGAGAAGAAGAAATCCTGAAACACTACATTGCGAAGGAAGATGTGCATAGAATTTTGGATAATAATTGTTTTTGTCAGATTAAAGATAGATTAAAACAAACCATAGGAAAATTGGGAGGTTCAAATGGATAAAATAAAAAAAAGTTTAAAAAATGATTGTCCAGTATATGGATATGATTGTGTGCAAGATAGATGTAAATATTTGCAATCTTGTTTGTATTATAAAAAGTATTATATCTCAAAGGAAGATATGTGGAGTTATTTTGAAAGTATAATAAAAAGTATTGATACGGATTGCAATGCTGATTTTGAGAAGTTACTATTAGAAAAAATTAAACAGGAAAAGACATAAAAAATGAAAGAAAAGTATGTAATCAGGGCAGTAAGGGAATATCTGCAATTATATGAAAATCAAGGCAAGTTATATTTTATCCATAATTCTTCTGGTGCAGTCAGGACTGCCAGCGGCGGTTTTATGCACTTCGGGAAATCCGGGAGCCCTGACTTCATTGTCTTTCTGCCAAATAAAACCATATTCCTTGAATGTAAGTCAAGCGAGGGTAAACTATCACCGGCGCAGGTTAAATGCTCTGAAATCGCTTATAAATTGGGTATAACCTATATTGTGGTAAAGGAAGCAAAGGACATAAAGCAGTTATGGACTTCATAATCGGAATTGAGGGGGGATGGGTAAAATGAAATTCAAAAAACCAGTAAAGAAAAGTAGATGATTAAACGGAAACTTGAAATAAAAAAGGAATATGCTATAATGGTAAAAGGCAAGTATAAATGTTCTACGGCGGTTTATTATTTGGCTAAAAAATATAAATTGAGTGAGAGGACTATATGGAGGTATATAAAAAAATGAGCCCTTATTTAACTTTTGAAGATGGAAAAGTAATATGTGAAATAGATGAAATTTTTGTGCCTCCGACTGGGCAAGTGACCAGAAGCGAATTCTGTGCATCTTTGAAAAATCTGAGATATATAATAACCTGCGAAGATAAAGACAAAAAACAATGGCAAATATTAAAAAAAATATGGGAATCTGGGAAGATAAAAGAATATAATATATTATTTGACGATAATACAAAATGGGTATTTAATGCCCTGATAGAAAGAGTATATCGTGATGCCATAGAATTTATTATTATTGGTAATCCAATAGCGATAAGAAAAAGGAGTGAAAAATGAAGACTTTAGGGCTCGATTTCATCTGGAAAATCAGAACAAGACTTTGGACTGAAGGAGAGAAACTTCTGCTAACAGGAAGGAAATATCGCATAATGGGTGAAGAAATCCGAATGAAGGGTAATAAAATCTGGTCGGAAGATGAAAGTTGTTGGGTGGCTAACAACAAATTCACAGCGAATGAAAACAAACGCCGTGCTAAAGCTAATGTATTTTGTATAGAGAACAATAGATTATGTGCCGAAGACCAAAGGGTGTGTGTAGATGGATTAAGACTCCAAGCCGAAGCCGAGATAATTTGGGCTGAAGCCGTATTAGAAGTTCACGGGAATATTAAAATGGAATGGAAAAATTATAATAATAATAAAAAAGATTTTGAATGTCATCTTGAGACAGGAGAAATATTTAAGCCGTGAAAAATAAAATAAAGATTGAATATGTCAAAGTATCGGAATTGAAAAGCCCGAAATATAACCCACGCCGATGGACGCCTGAGGCAACGGCTCAATTAACCGAGAGTATAAAGCGTTTCGGTTTCGTTGACCCGCTCCTAATAAATAAAAATCCAGCCCGGAAAGGAATAATAATCGGCGGGAATTTCCGTAAATCAATTTGTAAGGAACTCGGTATTTTGGAAGTGCCCTGCGTTTTCGTGGATATAGCGGATATTGAAAAGGAAAAGGAACTCAACGGCAGATTAAACCGCAATACAGGTGAATGGGACTATGACTTATTAAAATTAAACTTTTCTGAGGACTTGCTGAAAGATATTGGATTCGAAAATTCTTTATTTGATAAATTAGATAAAGAATTATGTCTGAAAGAAATATATGAAGTTGTAATAGAATGTAAAGACGAAATTGAACAGGAAAAAACATATAATAAAATAAAAGGAATGGGTTATAAATGCAGAATTTTAATATCATAAAAGAGAGTATAGCGGAAAAAACTTTTAGAGTTGAATCAATAATGGGAAAATATAATTTACAAACAGAACATATTAGAGAAAATTTTATAGGAAGTATTGATTTGGATAAGGACTGGAATATCGGTTGTATTGTTGGGGCAAGCGGAACTGGAAAAACAACAATAGCAAAAGAATTATTTAAAGATTATTATATCGGAAATTATTACTATAATGAAAAATCAATTTTAGATAATTTTCCCTCTGAAATTTCTATAAAAGATATATGTAAAATATTAAATTCTGTGGGATTTTCTTCTGTTCCATCTTGGCTTAAAAGTTATTCGGTTTTAAGCGAAGGTGAAAAGATGAGAGTAAATCTTGCAAGGGCATTACTTGAAAATAAAAAGATAATTGTTTTTGATGAATTTACTTCTGTGATAGATAGAAATGTGGCAAAAATAGGAAGTTATGCAGTATCAAAAGTAATAAAAAGAATGAATAAGAAATTTGTTGCAGTTTCTTGTCATTATGATATATTGAACTGGTTAGAACCTGATTGGATATTTGATACTAATGAAATGACATATAAATATGTCCGGGGGGAACTTCAGCGTCCTAAAATTAAAATCAAAATATATCAAAGAAAAGGAATGTGGAATATATTTAAAAAGTATCATTATTTGAATTCTGAAATACATAGAGGGGCAAAACAATTTATAGGATATATAAATAATATTCCTGTTGCTTTTTGTGGAGTTTTATATTTTCCTCATCCGATAATTAAAAATATGCAAAGATGCACCAGATTGATTGTATTACCTGATTATCAAGGTATAGGAATAGGTTGCAGATTATTAGAATTTGTGGCGAATTTATTTATAAAAAAAGGTAATAGATTTAGTATTACGACTTCAACACCTTCACTTATAAATTATTTCAATAAAAGTAAAAAATGGATATTGAAAAGACAAGGAAGGAATAAGAGAACATCTAAAAGTTTTCCTACGAGTAAAACAGTTGCGACTGAAAGATATACTACTTCGTGGGAATATATATGCAATTAAGATTAACACTTTATAAAAAATATTTTTATGAGATATTAAATAAACAAAAATTAATTGAATATAGAAAATTATCAAAATATTATGAGAAGAAATTTTATAAAAAAAAATATGAAACCATATTATTTATAAACGGATATGGTAATAATAGACCCAGATTTATTATTGAATTAGAGAAAGTAGAAAAAACAAATCAATATTATGAATTATATTTAGGTAAAATATTGAGAATAGAAAATATTAAAAAAGAAAATCAAAAAGAATTATTTTAAATTCTGTCAGTAGAAACCTCAAATTGTCAGTGAAAACTTCTTGAAATATTTTTAATCCCTGCTATAATAATATAAAAGAATAATTAAGCCACTAAAACAAAGGTGGCGTTTATATTATGCGAGGTGAAATATCTATGAAAAAAATCCTATCTTTTATCGTCGGAAGTTTACTAATCTCAAAATTATATGCTGATTATACGCCTGCCCAGATTGATAACCGGACATTTGACCCGGCTCTGAATGCGAGGGCGGTAAAAGTAGTCGGCCCGGCAGTGCCGATAACTCTGGGGACTGCGACTGTCAATGCAAGTATAAATAATACGCCGTGGGTTTATGTTATCAATTCTACGATGTCGGTAGTAAACTTTCCTTCCGATTATCCGAATAGTGACCTTGCTGGGAAAATGTATCTCTGCAATACAAAGGATATTGTAATAACAAGCGGGACTGTAAATGTAGGTAATTTCCCAGACACTATTATAGTTGCATCAGGAACAATAAGTATAGACAATTTTCCTTCCGCTGTTGATATAACAGGTTCTACTATTACGGTAAATAATATACCATTTGATTATTTCAAAAAAGGCGAAGTGATAGGTAATACTTCTTTTTATGCTTTACCATCTGGAATTTATAATACTACGGGGTCTACAATTACGATTGCTAATCCGCAGTTCGCAATTTCTAATTTTCCCTCTGACTATTCAATTAAAGCAAATCAGGAAATAATACAGACACAACTAAACGGGATAGGTTATTCAGGTAAAATGCTATCAATAGACCCGTTTGTCTTTTTAAGTTCAGGGACATATTACGCCCGTTGGAGTATTCCGTTAATAACTATTCAGACGATAAATTATAAATCATTTTTGGTATTTGAAGTAGATATTCACGGAAGATTATTAAGAACTTGGGCCCCGACCTTTTCAATAGTGGGAGCGGATTTGATTATTGAAATAGGTGATGACAGATTGACAAAAGGTTCGTATGTGCCAAATTATCAAACAAGTTTTGTCCCTGCTTTATGTTCGGTCTGGACATTTACCGATATAAAAGACAAAGCAATATCGGAAATAAACGCAAAAACGAATAATAAGGATGTAGTTATAACAAGCGGTTCTATTTCCATTAACAATAATCCTTCAATATATAATGTGACAGGAAGTTCTATTATTATAAATAAGATTTTAGATACAAGCAATTTCCCGACTTTATCAATAGGTTCAACAACGATAAATGTAAATACAAAAGATACTGTAATAACCTCTGGAACTATTACAATAACAAATCCCGCTTTTGATGTCACTGGGAGTTCAATTTATGTGCTGAATCAGATTTCGGATATTTCAATTGAAGGTTCTACCGTAGTGGTTCAGAAAATAATTGACACGAGTAATTTTCCTTCTGGCGGTTATGAAAATGTGTTCATAACTTCCGGGTCTATAAATGCTAATATCAGCGGTTCAATTTCAAACACTCAATTCAATGTCCCGGCAGGAACTTTTACCTTAACTGCTTCACAGGTTGCGGACTTGAAAAAAGTAATCAATTCCGATTTAGACGGAAGCACTTATAATAATATTAAAGGCAAAACATCGGTAAGCGGTGATATATCACTTTCTAATGCTTTGTCTTGGTCTCTTGATTTTACTTCTGACACTACAACAAACGAACTTTCATTTACCGATAATTATGGCTCTGGGACAGGATATTTACGGGCTGGACATACACTAACAGAGACATTATGCCGACCTACGACAGGAACATTTACTATTTCACTTACAATTCCGAGCGGTTCAACAATTTACTATTTGATTTCTGGCAAGAGGTGATTTTATGAAAAATATATTATTTTTAATTATTTTATTTCCGAGTTTACTTTATGCGGGATTTAATTCTGGTGGTATAAATACAGATACGCTCGTTAAAAAGTCAGGCGACACGATGACTGGCAATCTAACCACGACCAGTTCAATAACGGTTCGGGGTAGTGAATTTTCCGTCGGAGGTTCTACTTTTGTAATTGCAAATGGCAGAGTTGGAATAGGGATGGTAAATACTACTTATGCTTTAGATGTGAATGGTGCAATACATTCCAGTAATTATATATCAACTGCTAATTCAATAAGAGCACCTTTTATAATGGGGCCAAGTAATACAATATATATTTGTGATGGTAATTCTATAAATTGGATGAATTTTGCAACAAATAGAAATATAAGTATAAGCACAACAACCGTGACAATACCTACACATAAATTATCGGTTGATGGCGGGGCGATAGTGAGGAGCAGTATAACAATTATAGGGGGAACTTTTGTTTCCACGATAACCTTTTCCGATGGCACTATTCTTGTTTCAACATCGGGACTTGGCGGGGGCGGAGCAGACCCTTCAACTTTATTAAGTTCAACAAATACTTGGACAGCCGACCAGAATGTGAAACAATTAGTGTTTCCCGATGGCACAATTATAACCTCAACATCTACTTTGGGGGGTGGTAGTGGTGGAATATCTCTTGACGATGTTTCAAACTCAACCTTTACGCATTTACAAACATATAATCTGACGGTAGGAACGATAACAGCAGATGTAGGAAACTTTAATGAAGTATATGTATCAAGTTTATATGGTAAATCTCCAATAAATGTTTTGAGTCCGCTTAATGCACAGAATATAACAATGACTAATGATTTGCTTTTGAATTATGCAATTCCAAGAATAAAAATGCACGATGCGGAAGGAAATGAGGTAACAATTATTGAAAAGGACGATGGTTCTGATGGTATTAAAGTTACCCTGAACAGAATAAGAACTCCGTCTGGTAGCATAGAAATAGGTGAATTTGGTGCAGGGAATGAAATTTCTATAAGGGCGATATTAACAGAAGATTTTGTAGTATCAAATTCTATTTTAATTGACGGCAGAGATATTTCCGTTGACGGAACAAAACTTGATACTATTCCAGCAAATATTTTGAATTCAAGTAGCACTTGGACTGCAAAGCAGACAATAAATAATGACATAGAAATAAATGATGTAAATAAAGGTGTGATATATCCTGATATAAGTTATTCCACGCAAACTTGGAGAATAAAGGTAGATAATGGTAATGTGATAGCAGAAAAGGCAAATTAATAAAATAATATGGATAAGCAAATCAAATACAGGGCAGGATATAAGTATCAATTAGCAGAAAATTATGTCATTGACTTAAATATCAAGATAGATGTCCCGATTGATACTGAATATATCAATCTTACCACAAGTGGAATACTTACAATAAAAGAGGGCTATGCCTGGGATGGTGCTTCGGGCCCGACTTGGGATGATAAAAGTAATATGCGGGGCAGTTTAGTGCACGATGCTTTATATCAATTATTGAGAGAAAAACGATTACCGTTGAATTACAGGCAGGTAGCAGATGATATTCTATTTCAATTATGCAAAGAAGATGGGATGAGCACATTCAGGGCTACTATATGGCGGACTATGGTAGGATCATTTGCCGGTGGGGCTGCGCTACCGCAGAATGACAAAGAAATATTAACAGCTCCAAACTGTATTTATGATTAAGGAGGATTTATGAACTTAAAGAACTGGAAAACTTCGGCTACAGGGATAGGAATAGGTGCAGCTAAAATCGGTTATGAATTATACAAAACAGGAAATTTAACCGTAGATAATCTTGTAACTGCGGTAGGTATTGCTCTTGTCGGGCTTATCGCAAAGGACTTTAATGTTTCTGGCGGGACGATAAATCAAAATCCGCCGGTAGAACAGCCAAAATGATATGTTAGAATATTTAATTTTGATATTGGGTTTAATTTCAATTTTATATCTTGCAGGTGGATTTGATTATGAAGAATTCAAAAAAACATATAAAAAAATGTAAATGTTGGATTTGTAAACTTGCAGGAGTTCAGGTTTCAAAAAAATTAGAAAATTATATTATGGATAATATAGGGAAACAAGCAAAATATCATATAGCGTTCTATAGATTGGGAAGTTTTTTGATTGGAGAAAAAAGGTTTTGTGAAATATCAGACAGGAATCCTGATTATATAAACAATCCATTAGATTTTGCTTTAGCAATATTATCTCATTGTGGAGAAGCAAATAGACCGGCGTATTTGAAAGGAAGTATTTAGTTTATAGACGAGAAAGAAATAATAAAAATTTTGAAAATATTAGAATATCTGATTTTTATATTGAGTTTAATTTTAATATTTTATGTTGCTGGTAAGTGGGATTTTTGGAGATTAAATAAATGAAAAAAACATTATTTTCAATTATCTTAACTTATGTTTTATTTTGTAATATCATAAAGAATGACAATATGATTTTTGACCCAGAAATGGCAAGGCCATATTTTATTGTAGGTGGTTTAATATTAGCTGCAATAGGTAGTCAAGACTGGAATACAAATTCGGGGAAAATACTTACGGCTGGAGGATTAGGTTTCTCTTTTGTTTGGACATTTTAAATAAAAGGATAGGTGATTTTTATCAGTTGGGAATTTATTATTGTAACAGTTTTTAGTGCAGGCACATTGATAGGGACATTAAAAATATATTTCAATGACATGAAACATCTTGAAAAAAAGATAGACGAAAAATTCAAGGAATATGATGACAGATTATTACAAATAGAAAAATGCATTGCAGTAATAAAAGATAGAGAAGATAGAGAGGATAGAAAATAGGTATAAAAATGTTATATCCACCTTTTGAAAAAATCATATTAAATGTTCAAAAAGAAATTGCAGAGGCAGGATTGCCTTTATATCCTTATTGTGATTATCGGAGTTATATTGAATCTGATAATTTATTTAAAATAGGTAGAGAAATAGCAGGTGAACCCTGTTGGTGCAATAATAAATTAAATAAGATAGGAACCTGTTTGAAACATCCATTAGGTTTGATAATTACAAATGCAAAAGGTGGATATAGTTATCATAACTTTGCACTTGGAATGGATGAGGTAGGGAAAATAAACGGTAAATGGACTTGGAACTTGAAAAACGAGATATGGCAAGAGTATGGTGATATAATAAAATCAAATGGTCTAATATGGGGTTATGACTGGAATAATAACGGCAAAGTAGATTATAATGATAACGACAAACCACATTGTAACTATATAACAAGTGTAACATTGGGGGAAATGCGAATTTTATACGATTTAGGCGGACTTCCTCGTGTATGGCAAGAACTTGATAAATATTAAAAGAATAATGTATTAGCATAAAATATATAATTATGAAATATAATAAAGATACAATAAATAAAATAGTAAAAGCAATTGAGGGATTGAAAGGGAGGGTCGGAGCTTCTAAAGAGGCGGGAATTAATTTTGATACATTCTGCGATTGGATGAAAAAGAAAGCCGAGTTTTCCGATATTATAAAAAGAGCCGAAGAAAGGGCTAATCAAACAGGAAAAGAAATTGCTATACAAAGTATATTCAAAGCGATGTTGAATGGGCAGTGGACAGCGGGTGCATGGTGGCTTGAGAGAAAATATTCATCGGAATATGCTATTAAGCAGAAAATAGAACATTCCGGGGCTGTTGCTAATATAGATTTAAGTGGATTAAAGATTGAGGATTTATTAAAACTTGCTAATTTAAGTATTGATAATGGACATAACGAAACTAACGGCTGAACAAAAGAATGAGATAGGAAAACAGGCCACGGCAGAATTAGTAAAACGATATGCAAAAGAAAAGAATATACTTAAATGGGGAAAAATATTATTTCCAAAAAAATTCTATCGTGACTTTTGTAGCGAGTTACATAATTATTTTATAGATATACGAAATGAAAAATTCACGGCAATAAAGGCGCCGAGAAATCATGCTAAAACAATTATCAAGTGTTTTTTAATCCCGATATTTCAGGCATTAAACGAAAACGAATATAAACATTATTTGAATGTGCAATCAACATCAAGTAAAGGAATTAGCGTAAATTTAAGTATCCGCAACGAGATTGAAAATAATGAGATATTAAAAAAGGTTTACGGGAATATGCAGACAGATATAAAATGGACTGAAAAGCAATTTGAATTAAAAAACGGGGTAGTATTTACGGCAATAGGAACTGGTGAAAGTATAAGAGGGATATCGCATAATAATATAAGACCTGATTATATCATAGTAGACGACTTATACGATGAGGAAGATATAAATAATCCAGAAAGTATAAGGAAAAAAAACGCATGGTTTTGGTCAACACTATTTCCAGCCCGGGCCCAGACAAAAGCGAACTGTATTCATATTCAGGGAACGGCAATAAATAAAGAGGATATACTTAATTTATTGGAGAAAGTTGATGGGGTTATAAGTAAAAGTTTTAAAGCAATTGACTTTAAGAATAAAACTGTTTTATGGCCAGAGTTCAAGAGTTATGAAAAATGGCAAGAAGAAATAAAAATAATGCCGTCGGTTATATTTGCGAGAGAATATCAAAACGAGATATACGATGACGAAACGGCAATAATAAAAGAAAGTTGGTTAAGATATTACGATGGAATGATACCGGATGAGTTTCAGGTAGTAGAGTTGAGGTGTGGCGGAGACCCGTCAATTGGTGCAAAAGAAATATCTGATTATACAGGGTCTGCAATAATAGCAAAATGTATAAACAAAATTGACGGCTCTACAAGATATTATATTGAGAATGTAGACCAACAACATTTAAGTTTTGAAATGCGGATACAATACTTTAAAAACTTACATTCAAGATACGGTTTTACGAAGTGCAGAATTGAGGGTATTGCCGGGTTTATTGATTTTGCTTCAGAATTAAGACGGCAAAGCGATTTGAATACAGAAATAATAACCAAAGTCCCGGATAAGAAAACTAATCTTGAAAGGAAGTCACGCTGGTTTGAGAATGGAAAAGTATTTATAAATACGAATATAAATCCGGTTATGAAGAAGGTATTAGTAGAGCAGTTAATAACGAATGAGCCGAATCACGATGATATAAGGGACGCCGTTTTGCTTTGTATAGACGATGAAGGTGGCAAATATTTTGGTAAGGCGGTGGCTACACAGGGATTTTAATTTATGCCAATTAGAATAGAAATGTCATCAAAAGATACATAAAAAAGCAATAGCAGTGCAGGGATTATGATAATAGATATAAAAGATTTTTTAGTAATGTTGAAACAGCAGGGAAACGCAATAAACAGCAAGATAATGAATGATTTGATATTGAGTAATCGGAGTTTGGCCACTGAGCAGTCGGCATCGTTTAACAAATATAATGGTTATGATTTACCGATACAAGCCAGGGTATTTGCAGACACAAGTAAAATTAATACGAAAATGTCTAATGATTATCGGGGTGAGATAATAGACCAGATAATCGGTTATTTATTCGGCAGGCGTATAACCTACGGAATAGATAAAACAGCGTATAAAACAGGCATTACAACGCAGGGAATGGCTACTTACAACGAAGTATTATATGAGAGGGACTTAAAAGAATTTAAAGAGTTCCTGAAACGGATAAATGTGGCAGATTTAGATGTTGAAGCCGGTCGGAAGTCAAGTATAGCAGGGACTTGCTATCGGTTATGTTATATTGATAATCAGGGACTTGAGAGGGTTATGAATATACCGCCCTGGGAATGCATAATAGTAGATGATGAAAGTATTGACGAGGTTCAATTCGCATTAAGGTATTATACTGTCCTGGATGTGCCGCTAAACGGTAGAAGCAAAAACCGGACCCGGGTTGAGTGGTATGATATGGAAAACATAACATATTATATTTCTGATGGCGGTAATTTTATACTTGACCCGAATGAGCCGATAAATCCTCAGCCTCATTTATTCAGCAGAGTGCCGATTTCGGAGTTTAAGAATAATGAAGCGAGGCAATCGGATTTTGTTAAAGTAGAAACTATAATTGACGCTTATGATAGGACACTTTCGGACGCACAAAATGAAATTGAAGAGTTCAGACAGGCGTATATGGCATTTACAGGCGTTGATATTGATAAGGAAACGATAGAGAAAGCAAGAAAAAGCGGGGCATTTTCAATTCCCGCAGGTGGCAAGATTGAATATATTACAAAAGAAATAAATGACCAATTTTTAGAAAATCATAAAAAGACACTTAAAGATAATATATATAGATTTAGTAAAACGGTTGATATGTCAGACGAGAAATTCAGTGGGTCGGGAATGTCAGGTGAGGCCCGGAAATGGAAACTGTTATCGCTTGAAACAAAAGCGGCAACAAAGGAATTAAAGTTTGCAAAAGGTCTCAATAATATGTTTCAGGTATTATCTACGAGCTGGCAGAAAAAAGGATTAACGCTTGACTGGAAAAATATTGTTTATTTGTTTGACCGGAATGTCCCGCTTGAATTATCACAGGAAGCGGACATAACAATGAAATTAAAGGGGTTAATAAGCGAAAAGACCCGTCTGAGTATATTCAGCCCGGTTAAAGATGTTGACGCAGAAATCCAGCAGATAAAATTAGAGCAGGAAGATAATATAAATCTTGATGAAGTTAAGATTGAGGATGCCGATGTCAGTCAAGATAAACCTGAATAATACTCTGGTAATGACAAAGGAAGCAGAAAAGAAAATATTACAAGCGTATGCTAAATCACTTAAAACAATACGGAATGAATTGGCTGGAATATATGCGAAGTATGAAACTGCGGGAGTATTGACTTATGCCGAAATGTCAAAATATAATAGATTATCTGGTATGTTTGATATTTTGAGCGGTGAGATAAAAGAAATGACGGGGACGAATTATCAGATAACAAAACGACTCGGGTCGGAAGTATATCAAGAGGGATACTATCAGACAGCGTTTGCAATAGAGAAAACGGCGATGGCAAGATTAAGATTTTCAGTATTAAGAAAAGAGGATATTTTGGCAAGTGTATTAAATCCTATTTCCGGGTTAACACTTAACGAGAGATTATCTAAAAATAGGATTGAAATAATTGCTAAAACAAAAGAGCAGATAACACAGGGATTAATAAAAGGCGAGAGTTATAAAAATATGTCAGACAGGATAAAAGAATTATACGAGGGCGATGCTAAAAAGTCAATGAGAATAGTAAGGACGGAAGGACACCGGAATACACAGCAGGGGATATTGAATGCCGGAGAACATGCCGCCGAGATGGGCATTAAAATGCTAAAAGTGTGGGATGCCGCTATTGATGACAAAACAAGAGATGACCACAGGGATATGGACGGTGAAAAAGTCAAGACCGATGAAGATTTTACTTTGCCAGATGGGAGTTCCGGCCCGGGGCCTGGAATGACGGGAGTGGCAGAGCAGGATATTCAATGTCGTTGCCGTCTCCGATATGAAATTGAGGGCTATGCTCCAGAGGTCAGGCGTGTCCGTGGCGAAGGCGTAGTGCCTTACGAAACATACAACGAATTTAAGGAAGCGAAGGGGATATAATATGCCTTACCCGAATGAATCATCGGCCCGTTGTCAAGACCATGGCAAGTATGAACGCTTTGTAAGAAAAAATATAGCACCTGGAATTGATATTATAATCGGATATAAGCAGGGCGGAGGTTCGGAAACACAGGCATATCGGTTTGATATTAAAAGATATACACCAGCCGAAGCGAGAGCGTGGCTAAAAGAACATAATGTCAAGTATATAAGTTTTGAAGGAGCGACAAATAAATGAGAAGTGAAAAATATAAGTTTTGTTGGATGGCAATGGAACGGAATAATAAACGATTAGGCAGAGTTTGGAAATTGGCCTTTTGTTTAGGAAATGATAATCCTCAATATATAAGAAATATATTTTTTAGGACTGAAAAGGATATTAAACAAGCATTGGAAGGGAATATAGTTTTTATTTATTTAGCGAATAACAAATAAAATACTGACCGGGGTAGTTAAGCACCGGCAGGATGGAGGTTTGATATGATATTAGGTGAAGTGCAGAAGTTTTTTGAGGAGAACAAAGGAACGGCAGAAGTGCAGGAATACCTTGCAGGGTTGAGGAAACCGACACAGGAAGGGATAAATGCATATTTGGAAACCGAAGATGGGAAGAAACTTTTACAGCCGAAGTTGGACGGGTATTTTACAAAAGGGTTAGAGACCTGGAAAAGTAAAACACTACCGACCGAGATTGAAAAGGAAATCCTGAAACGGTTCCCTGCTGAAACTGAAGAACAGAAGCGGCTCAGAAAATTAGAAGCCGAATTAGAGAGTGAGAAAAAAGCTCGTGTCCGTGAGAGTATGAAGTCAAAAGCGTTAAGTTATGCAACGCAAAAGAATTTGCCGATTGATTTGGTAGAATATTTTGTGGCTGATGACGAGACGGGAACTGATTTGAATTTATCACGGTTAGAAAAGATATGGGCTGATGAAGTAAAGAAAGCCGTTGAGGTAAGGTTTAAGGATGGTGGCAGAAATCCACATCCTGATACAAAACCGCCCGACCTTGACGCTCAGATATTAGCGGCTGAAGCTTCCGGTGATAAAATGGGAGCGATTGGTCTAAAACTCCAGAAGTTAGCTAATAAGGCGGTAAAATAAAAGGAGGGCATTATTATGCCAGGAATTACAGGAATGGGAATGACTTATGATTTACCGAATTTTGTGGGAGAGATATTTTCCCTCTCTCCGTCGGATACACCTCTATTAAATTCAATTGGTGGATTGACGGGTGGTAAAAGGTCGACAGGGACGATAGAAACGGAATGGCAAGTGTATGATGAAATATCAGCTGCTCAGGATGTAGCTTTTGAGGGTGCAGATGCTCCCGATGCTGATAATAGAACCAGAGCGAATAAATCAAATATTTTGCAGATACAACAGCTATCTACGAATATTTCATACACGAAACTTGCGGCTATAGGGATGCATTCAGGATTGAATATTGCGGGTGTGAATCCTGTCCAGAACGAGGCAACTTTTCAGCTTGCTTTGGTTCTTAAAAGAATGTCAAAAATCGTTGAGTATTCTTTTATTCGTGGGATTTATAATAAACCCGTGAATAATACCACTAAGAGAAAAACAAGGGGTCTATTAGAGGCAATAACTACGAATGTTATTGCTAATGCCCCGGCAACAGCTCTTACTGAAGCAATGATATTGAATTTATTGCAGACCGTATGGGATAATGGTGGAATACAAGAAAGCGAGACGGCAACAATAATTTGCAATTCGTGGCAGAAAAGGAAACTCACTGAAATTTTCATCACAAATAAGAATTTCAAAGAGCAGTCAAGGAATGTCGGCGGAGTTAACCTGATGACGATTGAAACCGATTTCGGAAAGTTGAACATAATGCTTAATCGCTATATGCCGACTGACCAGATAGCGGTTGCATCACTTGAGCAACTCATTCCGGTATTGCTTGAAATTCCGGGAAAAGGTTTTATGTTTGTAGAACCTCTTGCGAAAACCGGGGCTTCTGAGAAATCGCAGGTTTACGGCGAAATCGGATTAGAGTATGGAAACGAAAAAGCACACGGAAAAGTCACTGGCTTAACACTTGTTGATGCATAAGTTTGCTTTTTGTTGAGGTAGATATTGGGAGCGTGAGTTGAAAAATTCATGCTCCCCTTTATCCTAAAATTATGAAACGAGGCAGGCCGCCGAAAAATAGAGATAATATTGAATTGATTACTTTCCGGTGTGAAGTTTATCCTGAATTATTTATCTACAATTTGAAAGTGAAATTTATTGACGGGAAATATATGACGGATAAGCAGGATATAATAAAAATATTAAGAGAAACTAAATTGCCGATAATTGAGGTTAAATAAAATGGCTATTACTACACTTGCACAGGTTAAATTGATACTCAGTATAACGGATAGTTCAAAGGACGCTCTTATAACGGCATTAATTCCGTTAGTAGAAAGCGAATATTTATCAATAAGGAATAAACCATTTGATACAGTTGCCTCAGGCGAATTGATGGGTTATGGTGATGATACTGAAACCGAATTTACTCTAAAATACCATCCTATTATTTCGGGGAGTTTGACGGTTTACATAAATGGCACATTGACAACGGCTTATACGGCTAATATCGTGTCAGGTATTATAACCTTTACCACGGCCCCGGCAGTTGGAGAGAAAATAACGGCAGATTATACGGCGGTTTATTTTATTTACCCGGAAGGTTCTGAATTGACTGCAATCCAGATGATAGGATACAGGTTGCAGGCAGATGTCACGGGAAAAGAAATAAAAAGCGAGAGTTTGGGCGACCATTCGGTGACATATGAAAATTCGGCAAAAGGTGAAGTCGGGGCGGGGGGCTATCCGGCAAGTATTACGGCGGGGATAAGGAAATATACTAACTTCGTATAATGTGCTCTTAAAAGGGTATAGGAACACTAAAAATGGCAATTACAAAATGGTTTAATAAGACAATTTTGCTTGAACGGAAAACTGAAAGCAGGGATACAACGGGAGCGGTGATTCCGGCCTGGGCAACGCACCTGACAGTTTCGGGAAGTTTGAGACCACTTTCCGGTGATGAGCGGGTGAGCGCAGAAAAGCAAAACTATTTCGCTGACCATAGGATATATGTTTTACCTGCGGATATTCAGGCTGATAAAGACCGGGCAAAAATTGACGGGAATATATACCTGATTAAATTTGTTAAGAATGTAATGTCAATGAATGTCCATTTGGAAATTGACTGCGAGTATATAAAATGATAAAAAAAGAATGGAACGGATTAAAGATAATTGAGAAGACATTGAAAGCACAGGAACGGGCGCTGGAGGCCGTGGGTATATTTGTTGAGGGTGAGGCAATAGCAAGATGTCCTTATGATACTTATAGATTAATAAATTCTATTTCTCATATAGTAAAAGAAAACTGGGTAAAGATAGGAACGAATGTCGAGTATGCGCCCTTTGTGGAATATGGAACATCGAAACAAGACCCACAGCCATATTTACGCCCTGCGGTAGATAACAACCACGATAAAATAAGAGAACTATTTAGAGAACAATATCAGGAAGCAATTAAATGATAATGATGAAAGATGAAAATAATCCAGTAAATAAAATATGTAATATTTTAGGATTAAAAAATTGTAAAAATTTTTCAATTCATTTTCCTGAGGATGATGTGGTTAATGTAACAGCAGAATTTTTACCAACAAAAAAACAAATATTCAGAATATTCACAATAATAAAAAGATATGAACTGGTTGAGAAAAAGAAATGATAGAGAATTTATTATATACCCGATTAAGCACTTATGCCGGATTGATTGCATTGGTAAGCACACGGATATATCCGGTAAAAGCACCTGCGAGCACATTGAAGCCGTTTATTGTTTATTATAAAATTTCTGATGTTCGGAATACTTCACATTCCGGGTTTAGTAATTTGTCAATGACACGGTTTCAGATTTCGGTATATTCAGAAACTTATATAGCGGCAAAAAATATAAGAAGTCAAGTAATTGCTTGTATGGAAAATTGGATTGACAGACCGACTATTCAGGCAGTTCTTCCAGCAGGGGAAAATGATATTTACGAAGATGATACTAAAATATTTCACTTGCCGCTAGATTTTATAATATGGCATAATCAATGAAAAAGTTTTTTACTGACGGTGATAATATTGAGATACGGACTTCATTCGGGAATAAGTTTTGTGGCATAGCGGATATTGAAAAAGTAAGAGACGGAATTTATTTTATATCAATGGCTGATAAAAACGGAGTGTATAATATACCGTTGACTTCTATTGATTATATAAAAATAAATGAAATAAAAAATGGAGGTATGGTAAAATGAGTGATGCAAAAAGTGGCTTCGGTACAAAATTACAATATGCAACGGGGCCGGTAGTAGTGGGTGAATTGACGAATATCGGTGGGCCTGGAATGTCGGCTGATACGATTGATGTGACAAGTCACAGTTCGGCAGATGGTTATCGTGAGTTTATCCAAGGCATAAAAGACGGTGGTGAAATTTCTATGGAAGGGAATTTTATTAAAGCCGATGTTGGCCAGGTGGCGTTATTGGCTTCGTTTAATTCAGGCGTTGCCGCAGAGTTTAATATTGTTTTTCTTGATAGTTCTGATTGGACTTTTACGGCTATTGTCACCGGTGTTGAATGTTCCGCTCCGTATGATGATAAAATCGGATTTTCTGCTACAATGAAGATAAGTGGAAAACCTGTATTTACTGCTGGAGTATAAATGGGTGCAAATATAAAAACGGTAGAGATTACACTTGACAAAGTCCGTAAACTGGTATTCAACTTGAATACGATGTTGAAATTCGAGGAAGTGACAGGAAAAAACTTTTTTGATTTCAGCAGGAATATGTCAAAAATGAGTGCTTTGGATTTACGGGCTTTTCTCTGGGCGGCCCTGGTTCAGGATGACCCTCTCTTGCCTATTGGCGTTGTCGGGGAGTTGATAAATCCTGAGAATATGGAGAATGTTCAGAAGTCATTATTGAAAGCTCAGTCGGATAATATGCCAGTAAGCACGGATACGGAAAAAAAAAACACCTAACCAAAATACGGTTAATTGATTTCTGGGCTATTGGCAGGTTTGACTTAGAACTTTCAGAAGATGATTTCTGGAATTTATCTCTTATTGAATTTGATGAATTGTGTAAACGGAAACGGATAAACGACAGGCTGGCTGAATATAATGCGGCTCTTATATCTTGCGTGATAGCGAATGTAAACCGGTCACGGAAAAGAAAAACTTATAAACCTGATGATTTTATGGGTAAAGAAAAAAGGACAGTTTCGAGTTGGGAACAGATGAAAGAATTTGCTAAACAAATGACGATGGCATACGGTGGGAAAATAAGGAATAAATAAGATGTCTGAATTAGGAAAATTATCTGTAATTTTGGAAGCTAAAAGCAGTAAGTTTTTAACTGAGATGGAACTTGCTGAAAAGAAATTTGAGAAAACTACTGCTCTGGCTGAAAAAATGGGTAAACAGATTTCTGATATTGGAAAAGGGTTTGCCATATTCGGCGGAGTTATCGTCGGAGCAATGGGTTTTGCAGTTAAATCTTTGGCTAATACCAGTGATGAAATTCTTAATCTTTCACAGCGGACAGGTCTCGGAACTACTGCTTTACAAGAACTAAAATATGCCGTAGAGTTAAGCGGAGGTTCACTTGGCGAGTTAGAAATTGGAATGAAGAAAATGTCGGCTACGATTTATGATGCTTCTAGTGGAATGGACACAGCATCGGCAAGTTTAAAAAGTATCGGATTATCAGTCACAGATTTACAGGGCTTAAAACCAGAAGAGCAATTTGATTTAATCGCTAAACGGGTAGCAGGGGTAAAAGACGAAATCACCCGGGCTGCAATAGCTCAGGATATATTCGGGCGGTCTGGAACTACGCTCCTGCCTATGTTGGCAGACGGTGCGGCGGGATTTGATAAGTTAAAACAAGAAGCGCATAAATATACAAAAGTTTTGACGCCCGAAGAAGTTAAAAATGCTGAAAGTTTCGGGGATGAATTAGATAAACTAAAAATGGGTGCGACAGCATTGGCTCAAACACTTGGAACATCTTTATTGCCGATGGTTTCTGAAATGATAATAAAAATTCAAGATATAGGAATAAATATCAGAGAATGGATAAAAGAACATCAAATTTTATTTGACGGATTATCAAAAAGTATTGCAGTTATAGGAGCGGTAGCTTTGGGGATTGGAACTTTTCTGGTGGTGCTGGGAAAAATGATTGCACTCGCTCCGGCAGTTCAAACAGCGTGGCAATTAATCGGCGGCCCGCCTTTATGGGTTGCAACGGCAATAATTGCATTAATAGCAGTCGGGGTTTTGCTTTGGAAACACTGGGAAGAAACAAAATTTTTGGCACAGTCAATTTGGATGGGAATTAAAACAATTATATTACTCGGAATAAAAGGTATTTTAGAGGGTATGAATTTAATGCTCGGATGGATACCGAAATTCGGCGATAGATTAAAAAATTCTTTGAGTGCTATAAATAATGAAATTTTAGAATTAGATAACGAATTTATTGAATTAAGAAATCAACATCGTGAAGAAATGTTTGCAAAAGAAAACGAGGATTATGAAGAGTCGTTTAATTCATTGGGCGAATATTATAATAATAAAGAAAAGTTAGAAGAAGAAAATAATAATGAAGTATTAAATGGTCTTGAAGAATATTCCGCAGAAAAAGAAAAGATAGAACAGGAAAACCAGGCATTAGCTTATGATGAACTTGGAAAAAATTATGATAACCAAGAACAATTAGAAGCCGACAGATTAGAAAAAGTTAGAGACCAAATTAAAAAAGGACTTGAAGATAAAAAACTAATATTTGATGAGGAGCGAAAACTGGCGATTGCGAATGCTGAAGAAATAGGTTTGGATGAAGATGAAATAAATGAATATTATGATGGACTTGAAAGGGAACGCCGGGTCGCATTGGTACAGGAATATTTGCAGACAGTATCTAATATGACAAGTCAACTCGGTTCTATATTCTCTCAATATTATACTAATCAGGGAATGGAAATTGATGCCGACGCTCAAAAGAAAAAGGATGCCGTGACTAATAGTTTGATGACAGAAGAAGAAAAGGCATCGGCAATTAAATCTATTGACGAAGAAACTACAAAACAAAAAAAGAAAATGGCAAGAGAACAGGCAGTCACAGAAAAGGCACTTGCTATTTTTAATATAATAATCAATACGGCTCAGGCAATAGCAAAAACAATCGGAGTGGCAGGATTTTTTGGAATTCCGCTTGCGGTTATTGTAGGTGCTATGGGTGCGGCGCAGTTGGCTCTTGTTGCCGCTCAACCGCTTCCGGCTCTAGCAGAGGGCGGTCTTGCTTTTGGGCCGTCTCTTGCTATGGTGGGAGACAATGCAGGTGCAATGACAGACCCGGAAGTAATAAGTCCTTTATCAAAATTATCATCAATGATGGGCGGTGAGCAGACAATAATAATAAATCTTGACGGTAGGCAGATAGCAAAAAGCACGGCACAGAATTTTCCGTCAGTATTAAAATTATATGGAGCGGCAATATAATGGGTAGAATACATATTCCGGCAGTAGCAGGATGGTGTAACAATGCAGGAGCAGGTTGGATAAATGCTCCAAATATTATTGATAGAGCTATATCAACGGATACCCCTCATAATGTTAACAATCCTAATACATATTGGGCAATTGATTTAGGAAAATTATATAAAATTAAGAATATTCAAGCAATCTTTACTCGTTATAATAGTTCAACTCCGGGAATTCAAGGTAGTGTCAGTTCTTATATTACGGCAGACCCAGCAATTGCAAATAGTAATTCAACTATTATTCCAGAAATATATGTTTCAACATCTCAAGGACAGATTTTTTATAAGATATTTAATATTGAGCAAACAATAAGGTGGATATTTTATTATCTCGGTGCCGGGGATGTTGCTGTTGGATGTAATGAATTATCTGCTTATATAGATACCTCTTTAATAACTTCCCCCTTTAAGATTTATGATGGTGCAAGTGAAATAAATTTAATTGCAAATCCAGTTGCATTAGGAAATACTTATTTGAATTATCCTGAGCCGTCTCCATTGACAAGTGCAGAAAAGTTTAATGTTGGGATTGGAAATATTACAAAGCAAGGTTTAATCGGAACTCCGAAATTGTTTAAAATTAAAAATGACGGTATTGATTATGATATACAGAATGTAGTGGCAAGTGTAAAAGAAAATACAGGTGATAATTCCAGCGATGAACTTATGACAATATCTGCGGATAATATAACTTACGGAAAGACAATAAATTATGCAGGAATATTGCATAAAAACGAAGTAGATTTCTTGAATTTATATGTCAAAACAAATGGCACTACATCGGCTATTGGAAACCATTATAATAACATAAACATTGAGGGAGAGCAGATTATTCCGTGAGTAATGTAAATATTTTAGATAGTTTTACAGTTAAGCAGGAAATAGTACCTGATAAAATTTTTATTTTAGATAGTTTTAGCGTCAAGCAGAGGATAACAAGTTTAGACGCTCCGACTAATTTAATTATTGAAGTTGGAAATATTGAATGGGAATATCCGACAGTTGCTATTGACGGATTTATTATTTACAGAAATGGGGTATTCTATGCCGAAACTTCAAATAAATATTATCCTGTAAATAGTGATGGTTTTTTTACTGTTTCTGCATATAAGGGAATATATACCGACCCGACAGACGAAAGTCCACAGAGTGAAGGAATACAAATTGAAGATAATACACTTGTCAGTTTGCGAATAAAAAATATTGAGATAATAAATTATCTTAAAGTTAATACGCTGAATTTTGAGGACAGCATAAGCGCAAGGTCAAATTTCGGTTTTGAATTACTTGTGCCGATTGGGACTTTTTTGCCGGATTGGGAAGAAATTGATTACGGGCTGATAACTCAAGCCGTGACTGATAGCGAAGATTATGGAGATTTAAACTAATGTCAGAAGATTGGGGAAGTTTAATGATGCCATCTGGAATTGATAGTCCGATAATGTCCGGGCTTCCTGTTGAAGCGTGGTTTTTCAGGGGAGGCAATATCAATTTATTGTTCAAGGGAACTCTTGAAACCGTTCAAGAAAGAAGGCTTGACGGGATGCTATCCGGCTGGCTCGGATACCGGATTGACTGTTCAGACCATCACGAGATACTTGACAGGCGTATAATTGCAGAAGCGTTTGAAAATCGAACCATCGGATATATTGTAAATTATATTATAGACAATTATCTCGGCTCGACGCAGGATAAAATTACGATAGGAAGTATAGCATTATCGGATTTGATTATTCCAGCTATTGTATTTAATTATGTCCCTGCGACAGAAGTATTTAAAAGGATTGCAGATAAAATCGGGGCAGTGTGGTATGTGGATTTTGACAAAAAATTATATATCAAAGAGCGGTCGGAAGAAGTTGCACCTCTGGATTTGGATGACAATTTTCCTTATAAAGATTTATCGGTAAAATCACACAGGGAAAATTACAGGAATGTTCAGTATATAACAAAGGGCAGGGCTGAAACTGATTTACAGACAGAAAGAGTAATTGCCGACGGAGTGAATAAAACTTTTGTCTTGGGTTACAATGTTTTGAGAGTTCCGGCGGTATATGTTGATAGTGGCGGGGGTTATGTTTTACAAACTATCGGAATAAAGCAGGTTGATGAGGGTAAACAATTTTACTGGACTAAAGGAAAAAACGAGGTCTATGCGGAGACGGCTCCGGGGCCCGGCGCAGTTGTCAAGATAATTTACATCGGCGAGTTCGGGATTGTAATGCGTGCTGATGACGAACTCGAAATAGGTAACCGTTCCATAATTGAGGATAACTCCGGCAAATATGAAAATGTTGCAGTAAAAGAGGGTTTAAGCACGATTACGGCTATCTCTGAAATGTCGCTTGAACTTTTACGGCAATTCGGGGTTATGGGCAGGGAAGTTTCTTTTACCACGCTTGAGAATAGTTTAGAAGCCGGGCAGATTATCAATACTGATTTACCCGAACACTTTTTAGATACCGATATGCTGATAACTTCTGTTTCAATGGTAGAGGACGAAAAACAAAATCATTTTAAGTTTTCAGTTTCGGCAGTCACGGGCGAGGCGGTCGGGGGATGGCGTGAGTTCTTCAAGAAAATCACAAGTGAAAAAGCAGACCTGTCCGAAAGCACTATCTCGGATAAAGTGACAAAACTAATTCGGTTTACGAAGACCTGGCAGGAAACCGATGTCCCGAATATATTTAAAAAACTTTATCCGGCAGATGATTTATTCCCTTCGGAAACTTTATATCCGATGTTCACTTCCGGTGATGAAGTTAAATATTTATCTTGGCATACCGTGACAGGTATTGAGGTAGGGCGTAAATATCGGACAGCACAAACGATAACCGCAAGTAAAATCATTACGAATACGGTTTTATTTGACACGGAAGCAAACATATTTATAAATTATCTTGGCTGGTGGGGTGGAGATTTGGCTTCAGGGACTATAGGCACTGGCACACAGATTGACTATAAATATTATTCTTTGCTGAAAAATAAATATATGATATTACAGGTTCAGAGAACCGATATAAAGGGGTGGTAAATTATGGCTTATACAAGAGTAAACTGGACGCCGACAATTCCGTTATCAGATACGAACTTAAATAAAATGGATGAGGGAATAAGAATTGCAACTAATGTTCTAGTTGAAAATTCAATAAATGCAACACACTTAAATTTCAATTATGCAGAAACAGAAGAATTTGACAACACACCGATTGCTTTAGGCTCACAACAATTATTAACTTTACCTTTAGATAATTCTTATAAATATTGCCTTATAGGATTATCTCGTATATCAGCCGGAATGCCAATTTATTTAGCTGATATGGACTTCGGTTGGAATAATACTGTTGGGAGTGGACAAAAACGATTATATTTTGAATTATATCATTCTGGTGGTTCAAAACTTTTTGAAATTATAACATCTTCATTTACATCTGCTTTTATGAGAACAAATTTTATAAATATTATTAAATTAAGTGATTATACTGGTGTTACAAGTATGTGTTTTTGGTGTGTTAATCCCGAATCTGATGTTAATTTAAAAATAAAATTATATGGTAAAATTTGGGCTTGTGCTACGTAAATGAATTAAAATAATATAAATATATTGGAGTATAAAAATGAGTAAACAAATACAACGCCGTCGGGGTTCAAGTGCAGAGCATACCACTTTTACGGGTGCGATGGGTGAGATAACTATTGACACTACAAAAAATACGGTAGTAGTGCATAATGGCACGCAGGCAGGCGGATACCCGCTCGCACACGAGAAAAAGAAACTAACTATTTTACAGCGGGACGCAATCTTAACTTGGGTTGAGGGTGACGAAATATATAATCTTGAGACACATAGACCGGAATTTTATGATGGTATAAATTGGATTTCGCTTTGAGGAATAATATGAAAAAAATAATACTTTTCGCTTTTTTATTGACCGCCGGATTATATGCCGGAAACCGTTCACAGTTTAGTAAAGTAGATATTTCAGACCAGTCCTTATTTCAGGTTATATCTGGGACACAGATTTACACTAATGATTTAATGCTTTATACGACCTATCAGATTTATACGCCGAGAATAATACTTGACGGAAAAAGCGGGAATATAAAAGCGAATAATCTGGACATCGGATTTGGTTTGCTTGACAGGTTATATAATATCGGATTAAGCACTGCCGGATTGAGAACGGATTTAACGACGGAAAGCAATAACAGAATTTCAGGTGATACCGCATTGGGAATATCTACGGGAATATTGAGAACTGATTTAATATTGATACAAAATAGTACCGGATATTTACAAAATAAATTTGATACATTACAGGAATGGGCGACCTGTTATTCTGCTATAAATATTTCAAGTCAAAGTATTGTGAATTATTCAATTAATTCAGGAACAGCAGTATATTCTCAAAATTCTGATATGCTTGACGGTCAGCATATAAATTATTATGCAGTTTATAATAATGTTCAAATAACCACAACGACAATAAGAACAGATTTAACGGCAGAAATATCCAGCAGAACGTTGTTGACGGGACATCTGGCTTCTACTCAAACTTGGACTGCTCATCAGAATGTTTATGGTTATATCAATTCTTATGCAGGATTGAATATGCACGATAAGGATTTAGTTGGAGTAGCAACAGGATATTTTTATAATGTCAATATCGGCACAGGAAATTTTTATAAATTGAGCGGAGGAATAATTGAGGCAAATATTCTTACGGACAATATAACTTTCCCGAATGAACATTTAATTCATTCCATTACAAATGAGAACGGAAAATTTATTGTTGTAGAAAATTCAACTAATAATTTTTCAGGCATATCAATTATGAATAGTAATTCCGGGCAGAATGCAATGCCCGTTTTAAGATTGACTAATAATGCAGATAAAGGAATGATGATGATTGTCACAAGTTCAAACAGTATTGACCCACCGCCAAATATGGGAGTAATATTGGCAGATGAACTTACAAACGGAATAGCAATAAATACTTCCACCGGAACGATTAAATTTTATTCCGGTGATGTTGCAGACCCTCAAATGGAAATAAAAGAAAAAGAAATACTTATTTCATCAGGTAATTTAATATTTAACGAAAATAATAAATCAACGATAGGTCAATATCAGGCAAACCGACCTTATAAAATTTATGTCAGTTCGGAAATTATTATAGGAAATTCTATCAAAATTTCTGGTGACGAAATCCGACACAGCGGAATGATTGACCCGATTATATCTGTTTCTACAAATATGATTGTTAATATGGCGGTCAAAACAAAAATAAAAGAATTGGAAATTGACACGCCCGGCCTCAAATCAAATGGCAGAATAAAAAGCATTCAGGATATTGAAGTGAACGGCGATAATCGAGGTCTTATTTTGACAGCCCTGAATGGATATAAGTTTTTAATTTGGGTAGATAATACCGGCTCATTATTTACCACGCAAATATCCGCCAGTCCAGAAATATCTTATGAGGAAAGAGTAATCCGCCTTACCGCAGACAGGGAAAAAAAAGCCGAGCAGAAAAGGGAATATAAGAACATCCCTAAAGCAAACCTGAAAGAACGGCTGGACATAATTGAGCAGATACTTAATATACAATAGATTATATATATACTATTATCCTAACTTTAGAAATCGCCAACTTTTCAAATTTGACATTTATTTTTGCCCTCTTTTTCTTAAAAATTTACCTCTTGTCGTCGGGAAAACCAAACTATTTTAAAATAAAGCTTGACAAATCAAAATACTTTGCTATGATTGTATTGAAAGAGGAAGGAAAAATGAATCGGGTAAAAAAAAATCGGGAGGTGAAAAGAAACAATTTTATTGGCTCACAGGTGGTGAGCTATTTTAATTTTAAAACTCTTGGCGGTTGTGTAGGTTTGGGTCTACCCGATTCTTCCTGCGCGGCCGCCTTTTTTTATTCCGTCCCGGATACCGGGCACCGGAAATAGGAGTAAATAAAATGAAAGGATTAAAAGAAAATTTAAAACTGACACAACGGACTGCAGTAGGCAATGATGACAGCGGACAGAGTAAGGTATATCTATATCTTGATGATTATGGCCTGCTACCCACTTGCAAAGATGATGATTATGATGTTGAGGTCACCGTTACCCACCCATATATTATGGCAGGGTCCTGGGATGACATTAAGCGGGATGTGGCCATCATAATTGACCAGAGACTAGCCGATAGAGGTATATTGGGACGTAATGATTATGGTTTCGCATCTTGGCTCTAATTTTTATCCCGTAATAAAATCGCTGTCCTATCGGCGAGACGGGGAAGGAGAAAATAAAATGGTAGAAGTAGGAAAGTGGGAAGCAATAGAATATTTAAGGGAATTTATACCAAAAAACGAGTTAGAACTTGTTATTGACTATACAAAAGGTAAAGAAGACGGTTTTTTCGTGGAGAAATTACTTGAGTTGTATATACTTATTTTAACTATGCCAAAAACTTATGAGCAGGACGGCAAAGGGGATGAGGCAATTGCATACCTGCATTATTTCAAGGGCGGGTCGGATTGGTTTATAACAGAAAAAGACATTAACACGGATAAAGAAGGTCAGGTTCAGGCGTTCGGTTATACAATTCTGAACGGGGACAAAGAGATGGCGGAAATGGGATATATATCAATAAAGGAACTTATTGAGAATAATGTTGAATTAGATTTATACTGGACGCCGAAAACATTAAAAGAAGTAAAGGAGGTTAAATAATATGAATAGTAAACAAGAATGGACTTATAACGAAATTACTGCGGAAGTGGAGGGAATGGACTCGGGGAACTGTATGACATTGAAAGCCCTGCCGAAAGGCGGAACAGTTGAAGAAAGGGACAGACACGGATATTTGATTGCCGCCGCTCCCGACTTGCTGGAGGCCTGTAAAGAGGCGATCCCATTATTAGTTTTATTGGGAAATTATATTGGGAATGATAACGGAAGATGTGAAACTATTTTGAAGTTAAAAGATGCTATTGAAAAGGCGGAGGCAAAATGATATGAAAATAAAAAACTTATTAAGAAACATTGAGAATATCCAAAGTAAAATCTACACTCTGGCGTATGATTTTGAGACAAAAGCAGAAAAAACAAACAGCGAAAAAAAGAAATTGATCTATCTGGAGGCTGCGGAGTTACTGAACAGGGCAGGATTAGATTTACAGGAGGCGGCGGGACGGATAAAAGATATATTAGATTATTTATCAGTATAAAAAAAAAGGATATGAAAAAGCGGAGGCCAAATAATGGAAAAATATTATGAGAAAAAAATCTGGAATTATCTTGATTCGGAAATCGCAAAAGGAAAAGGTGAAGTAAAAGAATTCTGGTCAGGCATAGTCCACTATCTTTTTTTTCTACTTGAGAAAAAAAAATATGAAGATATTGATAATATCATTCCGCATTACATTGATTTTGAAAAGTTATGCAGAATACAAATCCCGGAGATGATAAGATGAAAAAGGAAAATTGTAAATGGTTTATTGACGACTTACCGAATTATCCGAATTTGGAATGTGGCAGAATTGACAGGGGAAATAAATGTATCCTGAATACTGAGAATACCTGCCCGAATTATCTTGAGACCCCGCCTGAACTCATTGACGCTATGGGGCTGGAAATAAAAAATAAACCTTGACTTTTTGCTATCCAGTGCTATAATTACATATTAGAAAGGTAGGTTTGATTTTATGCAAGGTCTTTTTTATTTTACAATTCACTTTAAGTTTATGTGCCCGGGGGATTACAGGACTTTGCAAAAATTCCTGCCTTTCACTCCCGGGCGCTTTTTTTTTGAGGTTTAACTTTGGCAAATCCACAGGTTGAAAATGGATATGTAAAAATATCTAATGAACTTTTTGAAGAGTATTTAAAAATATCAAGAATATTATCCAGTTACGAAAATGCTGTATTTCTTTGCATAATTAGAAAAACTTACGGATATAATAAAAAAGAGGATTGGATTTCATTATCACAAATAAAGGAAATGACAAATATTAAACAATCACATATTGCCAGAACTATAAAAAAACTCAAAAATAAAAATATGATTACTCATACAGGGGAAAAAGGAAAAACCTATATGACAGGAATAAATAAGAATTATTCCGAATGGTCACTATTACCCAAGCAGGTAATACCCAAGCAGGTAATAGCACTATTACCCAAGCAGGTAACAACTATTACCCAAGCAGGTAATCAACTATTACCCAAGCAGGTAGACACAAAAGACAATATACAAAAGACATATATAAAAGACAACATACATACATCAGCCAAAACGGCTGATGATAATAAAGAATACCTGCTTAAAGACAATATATCCAAAGTCCTGTATATATACAAAATTTTGAAAAATGTCAGCCCGGAACCTGTTGAGCAGCGAAAGTGGGATAAACTTAACTATAAGCGATTTTCTAAATCGGCAAAACTCATATTAGATTATTTTGATGATGATTACAAAAAATCCGCCGACTGTGTGAAATGGGTCAAAGAAAAACTTGAAAAAGATAATCTGAACTGGACACTTGAAACGGTTGTAAAATATTCTGCGGAATATAAAATAAAGTAAGGAGAAATATAAAATGGAAGATATTGTGCTGAATGCTGAAAAAATTATAATCGGATGTGCCTTAATAAATAATGATAAAATGGCAGATGTTATTTCAAATTTAGATGAAACAGATTTTTATTATGATATTCATAAAAAAATTTATTCAGCAATGGTAAAATTATATAAGACAAATAATCCAATAGAAGAATTTTTAATAATAAGTGAATTACCCGAAAATATTAAGGGTAGTTATTTGGTGGAATGCCGAAATGTGGCAGTCGTGCCTGATAGAATAAAATCCTTTATAGAGATTGTAAAAAATAATTCCCTTAAAAGAAAAATAGTAACTATCTGTCAAAAAGCAATAAAAAATTCTGAAGGGATTTTTTCTGATGAAGTAAAAAACTTCATCGGCGAAATAGAAAAGGAAATATATGAATTATCAAAAGAAAAAAGTAAATCTAATATTTTTCATATTAAAGACATTATTCCCGATGTATTGAAACGCATTGAGGATTTAAACACGAAAAAAATAACCTGCTCTGGGATATCAACGGGCTATAAAAAACTTGATTATTTAATTTGTGGTCTGGAACCGGGAGTAATGACAATAATTGCGGCCCGGACTACAGTTGGTAAAACTTCTTTTGCTCTGAACCTTGCCATAAATATTTTGAAACAAAAAAAGATTGTTTTATTTTTCTCTATTGAAATGATGAGGTTAGAATTGGCAACGAGATTATTAAGCACACTTTCCGAAATAACAATTTACAAATTAAAAAATGGATATATAAATAAAGAAAGTGAATGGAATAAATTCACTGAAATAGGAAAAAATTTATATGATACAAAATTCTACATTGATGATTCAAGCACAATAAATACATTGGAAATTCGGGCGAGGACTATGCAATATAAACCTGATGTCATTATTATTGATTATTTGCAAAAAATTAAACCGATGATTAGAGGCGAAAGTAGAAATTATGAAATCGGTGAAATTACAGGTGAATTGAAAGCAATTGCAAAAGATATGAATATCCCTGTAATTTTGTTGTCTCAATTAAATCGGGGGTCTGAATTGCGGAAAGGAAAAGAAAAGAGACCGGTTCTGGCTGACCTGCGGGATAGCGGAAATATAGAACAGGATGCCGATATAGTCATAATGCTATATAGACCAAATATGGCAGACGAAATTGAACAGGGTAATAGGATTAGTGAAACCGAAGTAATAATTGAAAAAAACAGGAATGGGGCCCAGGGGCTTGTCAAAATGGAATTCTTGACAAATATTACTTCATTTCGGGAAATTGAAACTACCAAAGAAGAAGAAAAAAAAGTATTATCGGAAATATCGGGCGGGCAGTCACAGGAAGAACGGCAGGAAGATAATAAAATAAAAACTGCATTTGATAAGATAGAAGAAAACCGAGCAGACCTGAATGGATAGAATAATTTATGAAAGACAAAGTAATAAAAAAATTATTGAAATATCGTAAAAGAGTTGAGAGAAAAGAAATAAGAAAAGCAATAAGGAAACTTAACAAATTATTTTGAATCGAGGATATATGAAATATAATGAAGAAACAATAGCAAAACATATAAGAGAAGGGAATAAAAGAATATTGGAAGATATGGCAAAATTACCAATTAACGAACAATGTTTACCGATACCAGTAGAATTTAATATGTGGTATTATTCATTTTGTCGTCATCGGGATAAGTTTAATGCTTGTTGTAAGACAAACACAAAACCCTATAAATTTTGTTTGTATGAGACAGGAAAAGATGAATTAGAATGTAAAAATTATGAAGAAAGAAAATAGAAAGACGGGAAATCAGGCGGGAAATAAAAAAGTTAAAAATCAAACTTAACAAAGGACTTTAATATGGATAATTTATCAGGGAATAGTTTAAGTGGTCAGAACAAGAGGCGACGGCCTGCCGGTGTGGGTTCGAGTCCCACTTCCCTGACATTATCTAAATTGTGGTATAAATTAAGGAAACTTGATAGGGAAATATCTTATTTGAGTCCTATACTCAAGAGAGAAAAAATTTTTGCAAAATATTCATTAAACATCACTATTCAAAAAGCATATTCAAAACTATTTGAAAAAATGCGTAAGTTAAATGCAAAGCGAAAAGAAATACGGGATGAAATGAAAAACAGGAAAAAGATATATGGATAACCTGAACAGGATAATATGCGGTGACTCAAAGGAAATACTAAAAACAATTCCAGAGAATTCGGTTGATAGTATTGTTGCCGACCCCCCTTGTGGTATTTCATTTATGAGTCAGGCATGGGACGATGACAAAGGCGGTCGGGATAACTGGATTAAATGGCTGTCCGAAATAATGATAGAGGCGAGGGAAACAATAATATTGCACCATACTCCGGCTCTGCCTCCCGCTTTTTCTACTGTGCCAAGCCGTCAAAGTTTGAGCGTAATGCCGGATGTGAGGAATTACCGAAAAAAGAAGGTGGTATTAAAAATACTTTGGGGCGTTCCATCGGAAATTTAAAAGACCCTTATATAAAAATAATGCAGAGGAATAACCATCCCACGGTAAAAAGTTTGTCCCTTATGGAATATCTTATAAAACTAATTACTCCGCCAAAAGGAATTGTGCTGGATATGTTTGCTGGGAGTGGTAGCACTTTATTTGCAGCTCAGAATTTGGGATTTTCTTTTATTGGCATAGAAAAAGACCCGGAGTATGTAAAAATTATTCAGGCAAGATTAAATTTTCTAAAAGGGGATATGTTTAAATGAAAAGCAATAATTTCACGACGAGAGAAAAAAAATATTTCAAAATAGTTCTTGACATTTTGAAAATCCGTGCTATAATTACTAATGAGAAAGAAAAATATGTTGCAGAAAAATAATTTGAAAGTTAAAGTAAAATGTTCAGTTAGCCGATTATCTTTAAGAGAAAGTCGGCTATTTTTATTTTGGGGAGTCCGGCAGGTTAATCCAATAACCTGTGCAACGATTATGAATAAAATCATAATTTCCGGCTCCCCTTTTTTTATTGAATTAAATTTACGGAGGTAAATAAAATGGAAGAAGTAAAGAAAAAAGGGAGACCGAAAAAGCAGGAAGTGGCGGTTATTCAGCCGGAGATTAGACCGGTTTCATTATTCGGAACTGATGACTATACCCGGATAGTAGAAAAGGCGTCTAATGTGGCAAAGGCGGTAAGCGACATTATAGAAAAGCAGAAGTTGTTTACTATTATAAAGGGTAAAAAATATGTATGGTGTGAGGGGTGGACTACGATGGGGGCTTTACTCGGACTATTTCCTCAGATAATTGAAGTCAAAGAGGAGCGGATAGATAGGGGCGTCAAATATGTTTCCGACTGCGAGGTCAGGAATATCAAAGGGGATTTAGTTAGCCGGGCCCAGAGTGAATGTGCCTCTTGGGAATATAGCAAAAAGGGAAATGAAGAATACGCCCTGCGGTCAATGTCAGAGACCAGGGCGGTCAGTAAGGCGTTTAGAATTGCATTAAGTTGGGTTATGGTATTAGCCGGATACCAACCAACCCCTGCGGAAGAAATGACATTTGAAAAGGAAAATACTGCCGAACCTCAAAAGGCGACTTCTACGGTTAAAATTCCCGATTTGGCATTAAAACCAGCAGGAACGGGTTGGTGTCATCCAGCCGAACCGAATAAAGATACGGAAAATCAGGAAAAGTTGCAGGAAAACGCACAGGATAAAGAAAAAACAAAGGAAAAAGGGCTTAAACCAGATGAAAATGATGCTATTGAACCTGATAGTGAATATATTACAAGGAAAGAGGGTGAATTATTAAAAGATTTAATGAAGACAAATAAAATACCACCGAAAGTGTTAAATGCTGAAATCAGGACTGTCTATAATCTAGGGGCCGAAATAGAATTAAAAATGAGTATGATTATGCAAAAAGACCTGGCACATTTTTTGAAATTATGCGAAGGCAAGTTAATAGGATAGGAGGCAAAATATGAGAAATCCAAGTAAATATAAATATCCGAGTCCGTCAAACTTTCTGGGAGTTCTGAATAAACCTGCAATAATAGGGTGGCTGAAAAATCTTATTGAAGAATTAGCAGAAAAAGTTTATAATGCGGTAATGGAAAGTATTCGGGGTGATGCCCACGCATTAGAATCAATAGAAATAATGTCTAAAGACGATTTTGATAAATTAGTATCAGAGTGGAAAACAGAAAAATTCCAGAAAGCAAAAGATATTGGGACGGATTTTCATAAACTTATTGAACTTTATATAACAGACCCGAAAAATATTGACGGGATAGAAAGTCAATACCCTTCAGATGTCCAGATGACAGTCCAGTCGTGGGTTTTGTTTATGCGTGAAAATCCGCAATTTAGATATATAAATAAATCCGAAGTAATTATCAATAATGACGAATATAATATTTCTGGAATGGCAGACGCTCCAGTTATGGAAAATGATGAGGAGATTTGTCTTGACTGGAAAACAGGGAAATGTATATCAGATAACATAAAAAGAGGGCATGTTGAACTTGATAAACCGCCATTGTATCCTGAAATGATATGGCAATTATCAAGTTACATTTTGGGATTGGGATTAAAAAGAGGTTATGTTGTTATATTAGCAAAAGATAAAATCGCTTATAATCTCGTGCCAGTAACAAATGAAATGGTAATTGAATCATTAGAAAACATTATAAAACCATGTTTACAAATTTATAATTATTTAAAATCAAAGGAGAAGTAAATGGACTTTGTAATCCGAAATCCTGAAGATAAGGAAAAATTATTTTTGTATTTAAACCGTCTCCCTTATACCGTAAATGGTTGGAAATTAAAAATTGAGACAATAAAAAAAAATAGGTCAAATAATCAAAATCGGTATATGTGGTATTGTTTTGAATTAATCGCAAATGAAACAGGTGAGGACAGACAAAGAATACACGATTATTATGTAGCATTATTTCTCACTGAAAAAACTATAATATTTGGCACAGAAATAATAATCAGTAAAGGAACTTCAAAATTGAAAACTGTAGAGTTTGAGGATTTTATGCAAAAAGTAAGGTTAGATGCTCAAGAAGAATTGTCAATTATAATTCCCTTACCTAATGAAATTATTTATGATGAGGACTAAAAAAAAATGGATAACGATAATGAAATAATAGAAGAAATTGAATTGCAAAAGAAAATTGATAATGAGGAATTATTTGAGCAGACCTATTGGGAAAAAAGGCGTGAAAGGAAACGCAGGGAAAATAAAATAAAAAAGTATAAAAAGGTGAATTCCGATGAAAAAAACCGAATTTGTTGAATGCTTCGTCAAAGCAAGATTAAAAATTGCAGGGAAAGTTTCAGTTAGAGAGGTGGAATTGTATGCTTCTGCATACGGTATTTATGATAGCAAAACAGGGAAATATAAGTATGTAAATCCGGGCAGTGCTTCCCGGTTTTGCAGATTTATGCTGGAAAGGGGTGAGATTATGAAAGACAAAAACAATTATCATAATTATGTTTTGCCATATAGTAAACAATTAGAATTAAATTTGGGGGATAAATAAAATGTGGGAATGTCCGAATTGCGGTTGGATGGGCAAGTTAGAAATGGGAAAGAAAACCTGTCTGAAGTGTGGCAGGTGGTTGAATAATGGGTGCAATGATAATTACGAGGCAGAAGACAAAAAAGAAAGTTATGCAAAATGGAAAAGGAAAAGGGAAGAGAAAGAGGAGTGATTATGACTGTAAGAGATATAATTGAAAAGTATTTAAAAGAAAACAAGTATGATGGATTGTTCAATTCTGATAATGAATGTTCTTGCAATTTGTCAGATTTAATTCCTTGTGGTTGTAATGATGATTTTATGGAGTGTGAACCCGGTTGTTTTCAGGATTGTAAAGAATGCCAATATAAAGATGAGAATAACAAATGCATTTATGATTTTGAAAAATGTATAGGTGAAAAAAAGGGAGGGTATTAAAATGGATTTAAGAATTGAAATTGCTGCGGTGCTAAACAGGGCAAGTCGTGAGAATGAAAGCAATACGCCGGATTTTATTTTGGCGGAATATATGTTTTCTTGTCTGGAAGCGTTTGAAAAGGCGAGTAATAGGAGAGAAAAATGGTATGGAAAAAAATTATTTATAGGAATGGCGAAGGAAGTAGGGGATGCAAAAAAGCCGTGAATTGTCAATATGCTGGTGTGCAATGTATAGGTAAAAAAAATGAAAGTATTGATTGCTTGTGAGGAAAGTCAAGTAGTTTGTATTGAGTTTCGGAAACGAGGACACGAGGCATATTCTTGCGATATTATTGATTGTTCTGGTGGTCACTCTGAATGGCACATAAAAGAGGATTGCTTGAAAATTATTGAAAGGGAGCATTGGGATATGATGATAGCACATCCGCCCTGCACTTATCTGGCAAATAGCGGAGTCCAATATTTGCATAAAGATATAACTCGCTGGAAAAAAATGGAAGACGCTAAAGTATTTTTTATGAAGTTATTAAATGCTGATATTGAAAAGAAATGCATTGAAAATCCAGTCCCGCATAAATACGCAGGATTGCCGAAATATACTCAAATAATTCAGCCATACTATTTTGGCGATGCGGTGCAAAAAAAAACTTGCTTGTGGTTGATAAATCTGCCCTTATTGAAAGCCACCAAAATAGTAGAAAAAGGGAAAAATTATATTGGCAAAGACGGGAAATCAAACGGCTCGGAATGGTATCAATTATTATCACTGAAAGATAGAGCGAAAATTAGAAGTAAAACATTTCCTGGGATAGCCAGAGCAATAGCGGAGCAATGGGGATAAAAAAATGAATGAAGGTGAAATAAAGATAATGCACTGGATATTCAATCGTGAGAATAATATAGATAAAAGGGAGTAGATATGACTAATTTTGTAATAGGTTTTATTTTTGGTTTTGTATGTGGGACAGTTTTAATGATTTATACAATAATAGAAAGAAGCAAAGTATTCGGAAAAAAAAGGACGCAGGATATAAAAAGTTTATACGGGATAAAATAAAAGATTAGGAGGTGATAAAATGAAAAAAGAAAGTCCGGTTAGATTATTGGTAGAGGAATTAAAAAAGGATAAGGATTATTATATTGCTTGGGAAAGCAATATTGCAATGGCTTTTTACGACAATTATTTATGGTATGCGAGAAAATGGAAAAAGAGAGTAATGAATAAAAAGGATATACATTGCATAGCGAATAACTCTGCGATATGTTTTCTTGATTTGCTAATGAAAGAAAAAAGACGCAGGATATAAAAAGCGTGTATAAAATAAAAGATTAGGAGAGAATAAAAATGGCAAAATGTAAAGGGTGTGGAGCGGAAATAAACTGGATAAAGTTAAATGGGAAAATTATTCCAATAGACATTAAGCCAAAATTGGTTTATGTTGGTTGTAATGCCGGATATACCAATATTATTTGGGAATTAAAACAAGGATACGAAAGCCATTTTGCTACTTGTCCGAAGGCAGATGAATTCAGAAAAATTAAAGAGGTGATAAAATGAATGATAAATTAGGAGAAATTTTAATAAGTTTTGAAAATAAAGCTACGCAAGGCAGTGATGGATACACATTAAGAGAAGCTATAAAGGAAATCGAGAAGCATTACATCTCAAAGAAAGATGTGATGAAAGTAATTGATGAATTTTCTGAATATTCCCAAACATTAGTATATGATAAGTCAATATTAAACAATGCTCTACACTTACACGATAAAATAATATTTGAAAACTTAAAGAAAGTTATAGAAAAATTAGGAGGTTCAAATGTTTAGAATGACGGTTGAGGAGTTTATGTCTAAAAGTGTATGCAATTTGTGCACTCGGTTTCATATGAAATGCAAGGAGTGTTCAGTCAAATCCGACCTACGGAAAGTGATAGAGGGATTGTTGCCTTTAAAGAAATTTGAGGGAAATATTGATTGGAATGACTGTATTGATTATATCCGCAAGAGATTAGATGAAGAATTAGGAGGTGGAAGATAATGGATAGTGGAAATGGAACTTTTATAACGGCAAAGACAAAAGAAATGCTGTATGAGGCATTCAGAAAAGAGCCATCTTTATATCCCTTAATTTCAAAACCAGTAGAAAAAAACGAGATATTTAATATCGGAGAAATTATAGAAATTAAAGGAAGTAATTTTAGGTTAGAACATATCTGGGCAAATGGAAAAATTCAGTTACAATTATTGCCGAGAATTAAGGAGTAATTATGGAGGTGAAAAGTGAAAAATTATATGGAAAAAGGAAAGAAATATAAAATGGATAAAGGAAGATGTGATAAAGGAGATTGATGATAGTAAATTAATATTTGAAAGCACCGGAATTGATAATAAAGGTAAAATAAATCTCAGATATATGCAAAACGGTGCGGATGTTCAGTTGTCGCATATAAAACAAAATATTGAAAATTTAGGAGGTTCAAAATGAA